ATGAACCCGCTCATTACGATCATACTGATTCATCCACACATCAGCACGCATCTGCTGATAACGAGACTCAAAAAGATTCTGAAACACAGCAGCCTGAGGATCATCATTCACAAGAAACGCCTTCACAAGAGCACCATACACAATAATACTATGATGCCGCGCCGGAATCAAAAAAGTAGAACTAGTAGTCGTAGCAGCAGCAGGAATCCGCGTATAATACACACGATACGAAGTAACACCACTCGTAACAGGATACACAAACAAATCATCAGCAATAAAATAGTAAACACTAGGCGTACCAGTATCATCAGCAGCACGATAATTCTTCTCAATCATATCAGCACGCTCAGGCATCATAGTAATATTATTAGTATCATCAGTAAAACTAAGAACACTATTAACATCCGTCAACTCGGCAGTAACAAGACTATTATTAGTAATCTGAGCAACACCACTAGGAACACTAATCGTAGTAACCTTCTCCAAAAAGGGCCAAGGCTCACGAGTAACAATATCAAAATATGCTTCATTAAGAAGAGTCAGTTTTTGGGCATCCTCAAAATCGTCAAAACCATACAATTCCATCTCATCATACATCTCATCCAAAGTCATCTAACACCACCCTTCCTAAATAATTCGCTAGTGATACGCTCAGCAGCATCACCCGTACGCTGCGACGCGACATATTGTTTTTCCTTCTTAAAATCTTCTTGGGATTTGAGGATCTGATCGTAAATCTTCATTCCATGAACCTGAGTATCAGATAGGTATAGTTTCTTTCGCGCCTCATCAATCGAAGGTACTTTATTCCCAAATCCGAGAACAGGAACGCGAGGCTCAGGACTAGGCATATCCATAAAAATACAATAATCCCCAGTATCCTCATTAACATCAAAACTAAGACGATCATTATACTGCCTAATACTAATATTAAGCGCGTACACCTCGGAATCAACCATCTTACCATTAATATACATTCGCAATTCTAGTCTCCTTTAGAAGAATAGGGGACGACTCCGAAGAGCCGTCCCCCCTAACATTAGTACCCAGCGTCAGCCGCGCCGTCAACAGTAATCCCAGTAAGAACAACGTTCTTACGACGATTAGTAGCACCAATATTAGCGTACCGAGCCATAACAGCCTCGAACGCATCATAACCAGCGACCTGTCGAAGCGTCTGACCATCCGTATCAAGAAAATGCCAATCCTGATCCGAGAACACCTTAAGGGTGGACTCATCCAGAATATACAAGTTCCCGAACGGAGCATCAATATCAGCAATAACCGGCATACCAGCATACATCAGCGTAGAGAAGCCTGCCTGATACCCAGTGTCGCCCGGCTGGACGAACTGCTGATTCGCTTGAAGCAGACGATAAAACTCGCGCTGCACACCAAGCGACGTAAGAAGGATGCTAGGATTAGCAGCCTGCTGTCGTGCAAGGTTCAAGCCCTTCTGGATTTCCATGATCGTCAACGCGCCACCAACAGCGGCTCGCTGATTATCCCAGTACTCGTTAGCGAAAGCATCAATCTTACCAACAGATTTAGCCGCCGCACTCGTGAACGTCGAACTCGTAGCATCAACGCCATCAACCATACGAATCAACCCGTCGATCTCATTAGATCGCGGCCCATTAGCGAAACGATTTTGTCCCGCAGTAGCGCCAGCACGAGTAACACTAGCCGTAGCCGCAATAGCAGCCGAAGCGTGTGTAAACGTAATAGTAGACGTTGCAGCAGCATTCTGCGTAACAACAGTCACAACAGCCGACGTAGCAGCAATCGTAGGTGTACCAGACGAGTAAGTCGTCACATCAAGCAACTCGCCCACATACAAGTGACCCTTAAGGATAGGCTCCCACGATGCTAGTGTTAGCGTCGTAGTCGTATTAGCCCCACCAGACGTAGTAGAAGCAGTAGCCGTCGCAATAACAGCATCACCATTACCATACACCTGACGAGCAAGATCCTTAGTAAGATCCGCACGAATACCATCAAGTTCACCACGAAGCGTCTGCAAGAAAGCACCCGCATCACTCTTCGTCTTAGCCATCGACGGACCAGTAACCCGAATCCGACCATACAAGTACTTAAGATCGTACTCAGCACGATCATACTTCTGACTACCAGCAGCCGGGAGAGCAACATTCTCTCCAACAGCACCAATACCAGTCGAACGACCCGTATGCAACGGAACAAACGCTGCCTTACCTACGAGATCCTCACTACGCGCCTCAAGACGAGACAACAGCAAGACCTCATTATTCAATTGTTCAACAACAGGCCCAAGGTAATACTCCTTGAGAATCTTGTCAACAGTTGCTAATGTAGCACTCAAATTACACCTCCAATAATATTAGAATTAAATATTACGAAGCGACTCCATAGCAGCCTTATGAGCCTCGTCAAGAGAACTAAATTCTCTATTCGGAACACTCGCAGGCCCACCCGGAGTAGGAGTAGCGCCATGAGGAACAGCCTTATTAGTCAAATAATTGCCCAACAAACGCTGCTGCATATCATGATACGCTTGACTAGCCGCCCCCAAGTCTCCCTGATGCGCATAAGCAAGCGAATAAATACTATCAATATCCTCATCCGTATAATGCGGATTAGTAGCACGAATGCCCCACTCCACACCCTCCAACTCCTCCATCACCTGTTGATGTTGCTGATTCTGTGTAATCTCATCTCTGAAAGCACGCATCTCACTCAACTCAGCCATAAGTTCTGGTGGAATCCCCTCATAATTACTATTAGAAGTATCCTCAACCACTGTCTGTTCAGTCTGGGGTGCTCCATAATTCTCTTGAATCTCCTGCGCTAATTGCATAGCGTACTCAGGATTAGAATTCAACTCATTAAGGAACCCGACTGCTTGCAACGCAGTATTCGGATCAACTCCCGCCTCAGTAAACGCCTCATAACTACGACGAATCTCTGCGACTTCCTGAGTCTTACGAGTATAATCAGCCTGCATAGACTTATATACTGCTTGCATATCCTCAGGCAAAACAGTAGGATCAAAACCAGTAAAAGATTCAGACTCTTCAACCTGATTGTCTTCAACAACGATTTCATCCGTACTAACCTCTCCGCCATCAACCTCAGGCAGATCCACACTAAGTGCCGCAACGGCACTCTCCATATCAATCTCACTCATAACGCCCCCTACAGTAAACGACTGAAGATAATTCTTCTTGGTCGCTAATTAACAATAACCTCTGAATCAATAAGAACAGTCTCAGAAGCCCGATCAGTGGCAGTAGAAACAAGCCCTTCAGCAAAGCCACTCATAAGTTCCTTCATTTCTTCCTTAGAGGGAAGAAGATGCACAGTCTCAGTACGCTTAGTAGCCAGCCCAGACGCAAGACGAATCTTATCATCCAGAATACCAACCACAGTAGCAATAGCCGACAACTGACTAGGCTTAGCCTCGGGAATCAACTCCTCCAACTTATTCATCGCAGACTCACGAATACGACTAGCATGACTAACAAACTCGTAAGCCTTACTAGTAATCTTAGCATCAAGCCCCTCCGGTGGACCGTCCTTCTTCCACTTATTAGCCCAAGCAGTTATCGTACTAGGATGCATACCGCACTCCCTAGCCGTCCTACGATTATTACCCTCATTCGCAACCCAAACAACATAAACATTAGCCCTAGCCTCATCCGACCATTCAGTCCTAGAACGCGCCACTACGAGTACCTACCTTTGTGATCCTTTTAGAAGCAAATCATTCTGCATCTTCTGATTAGCCAACGCCTGATTACCCTGCAACTTTTGCAGTAATTCTTGCTGGAACTCATCCACCTGACCACCAGCACCCTCAGTAGCGTTAGGCTTATCCTTATTATCAATAACCACCGTATCAAGCGGCGGCTCCAACAACTCTTGTGGTGTAACACTAGGCACACCACTCTGATTAAGAATCTTCGACCCGACCGTAGGCCCAACCGAACCACGCAACTGAAGCGACACACGCGGCGGAGCGCCCTCAGGCGTACTCTCAGCCTGCACAGCCTGAAGCGTCAACTCGTAATGCTTATAAAACGAGTCCTTAATCTCAGGAGGCATAGTCTCAAACTCAGTAGACTTCATATAAGAAGCGTGCGCCTCCAAATGGGACTGCTTATTCTCAAACGACAAAGGCTCAAGATGAGCAGTCATACTACGCTCCAACAACTCTGGATCAAGAGGAGCAGCCTCACCCGTATTAGGATCAGTATTCATCATACTCATCATCAACTCTTGCTGAGCAGCACGACTAGCCTGCTCATTAAGGATCTGCCCATCAATAAGTTTATCATGCTCCCGCAATGCTTGCTCCTCATCAGCCTCATACTGCATCTGAACACCCTTAAAATCAGCCATATCCATATACTTATAAGCCTTAGTAGGCGACAAGATACCCATCTGAAGCATCTGCATCACACGAGCCTGCTTACCAGCACGAGTACGCGGAAGCCCAGAACCAGCCTCAACCTTAACAGAAACACCCTTAATAAGATCCGCATCCTCAAAGCGCTCAACCTTAGGCTTAGAACCCGAACCATTAATAATAAGCATCCGAGGCTCCTGATAATACTTCTGCGCCAACTGAAGCATCTGATTACCAGCACGCTCCAAACTCTTCTCCATAAGCATAATCTGAGGAGCAAGACGATCCGTAGCAGCCTCCTGAAGAAGATCAATCGCCACACCCGCCTCAACATTCGGCGGCACACTACCCTCAATAATCTCATTCAACCCGAACACATCCTTCAACCGAGCACCAAGATCCTTAATATGCTCAAACACATAATTAGGCAACCCCGGAATCTGAATCTGCTCAGGAGTCTTACCCGCAATAGGATTATACTCGAAAATAGCGCCCGGCTCATCCGTAATACGCTGCCTCAACGAACCAACAGGCGCAAACATCTGCGGCTTCAACGTCATATTCTTATACTCAACCAACTGACTAAGCGTACGATTAAGTTCCTTATTCAACGGAATAGCCTGCTCAACAACACTACCATCCATCAACTGACCCGGAATACGCAACCCCGGAAACTTAATAAGCGGCAACTCCTCAAACGGATAAGGCCAAGGAGCATCATACAACACAATATCAGGCTTCTTAGTAAACACCACAAAACGACCATCAGGATACTTCGGACCCGGCAAGAAATAACCATAAAAAACCTCTCGCACATTCTCCTTAACCTTAGCCTCCATACCACCCATACCCGGAAGAGTCTCATCAGGATAACGATTAATAGCATTAGCCTTCAAATTAACGCCATAACGATCCTTAATCTCCTCAGGAGCCATCGCGTGAACACAAAAAGCGTACTGACAATCCTCAAAAACCTGAGCAGAATCATCCAACAACACATCAAACGGAGACATAACATCCACACGAATCTCACCCTGATACATACGATGCTCAAACTCCTTAACATCAATACCAGCAACCTCAAGATTCTTCTTAAAAAAGTGTTGCACAAGAGGATCAACAATAGGCTGCCCATCAGGACTCATAGTAACCTTCATCCCCGGACCACTCTTATCATCCCAAGTAATCTTCCAAAAACCATTACCACAAATAATACTCCACATCATCGCCTCTTCACGCTTACTAGTAAGATTAAACGAATCCCACCAGTACTCTAGAAGATTCTCAGCAACCTTACTCGCCTTCTGCGCCTCATACGAGGCTTGCCCCGGAGTCGCATAGAATTGTGGCTTAGACTTAACAAGCCGCGAAAGGAGACTCTGAGTATTAGGAGCAATCTGGTTCGACACTAGCCGCACGCGGTAACGAGGCTTATCACCATCATCTGTCGGGAGCGACTCGATACGTCGCGCCCTTCTATTGTAGAACACATATTGGTTTCCCTTATAAAACGCCAAATTTAGTTTCCATTGACGTTCCATCAAATCTCTTTGAGTCCTTAACTCGTCCACTCGTTTAACTAGAGAGTCAGCGGGAGCGTAGCCCGGAGGCCTGTTACTATTAGAATAATCTGCTTCTGCCACGCTACCCCCTTAAAGGAACTCTACATCGGATGGTACTAGACCAGCCTTAGACAATAAATCATTATACTCTGCGGGATCAATAAGCCCATTCTTGAGTGCCCAATCCGCGTCTTGCTCTTCTTCGTTAACGCGCAAGTTTCCTAGCGTTACTCCCACTAGAGGCGCTGAACCTTCCACTCTTAGAGTCTCTAACCGGACCCTCTCTGTCTCCAACAGGAGCATCTTCTCCATCCACGACTTGTGCAACGTCAAAATCTCTGATACCAGTGGGACAAGTGCATCCTTCGACTCGGCACAATTTAAGTCCCGCTTGTTCAACCAACCAAACAATTGTACTCTCCTTAATAAAGCGTGTACTACGCTCGCGCATCTCAAAAGATTCCCGACTATCAATACGAGTATTTAGTACTACATCGCCAGCGAATAGTCGATCTCCAGTAACACAATCACCAGCCCCACTAGTTAGTACTTCCAGCATTATTTCTCCCCTTACCACATAGACCCCATAAACTCGTCAACATAACGATCCTCTTTCTTACCAGAGGGACGATCCTTAACCACCCAATCAGGCAGAATACTAACATCCGCAACAGGCTCAGACCAGATATTAAGGAGAATACCGGCACACCGTAGTGCTATCTCCATACTGTCAAGACAGTCATCTTTTGGTGTCCTATTAGCCGAATCATAATCCACCCACTCATTAATAAAATCTATCTGATCCTTACGAATCTTAACCTTACCAATACGAAAAAGAGGCGTCATAGCAAGAATACGCTCAAACTTCTTACCCTTAGCAAACAAAGGCACAATAGGAGGCATACTAGCAAGACGCTCCGCCTGCTGCGCCAAAGCAGCCTGATAAGCATTAGACTCCACCCCAATAATATCAGGACGATACTTAATATGATACTCTTCTATCTTCTCCAATTGTTCTGCAAAAGGAATTCTGGCCGCATACTGCTCTAGTAGGAACACTTCGTTTGAGTCTGTGACCCCAACAACCGTAATAACGAAACGGTCAGCATTAGCACTAAGACTAATAGCGGGGTCTACTCCAATGTATTTACGCAGTTTACGCGGTTTCCCTTCCTCATCCATAAGATCGGAGGGTTCATAATAATGTAACCAGTCACCCGCGAGATCCTTACCAGCCATAGAATCAAACGAGGCAAGGTATTCTTGAGCGAATAGTAGAGGGTGGTAACGCGCCTTAACGTACTCCCACTCTTCCTTACGGAAATAAGGGTTGTCAATTGACCGATACTCTACTCGACCCTGATTAGCGTCCTTAAGGGACTCTTCAGAGAAGAATTCTTCAAAATACCAGTTCTTCTGATTCGGAGTAGTAGTACAAATAAGGAGTCCCTGCTTATCAGATAGGGACGGGCGTACCACGTTCCACGCCTCCTCCGACCTAATAAACGCGGCCTCATCCAACCAGAGAATATCCAAGCCTGCCCCACGAAGGGCTTGTGGCTCCTCAGCACTCTTAAACTCAACAAGACTCCCATTAGGGAACTCGAACCTCAAACCACCCTTATTCTCCTTAACATCCTTACCAATCACAAGCCCGGCCTGTATACACGCCTCACGGAAAGTAAGATAAGAAGGCCGACCAACCTTATAACTAGCACTCATAACCCACACCCAGAGTGGCGTATCACTCTTCTTATTATGAATATCAAGATGAAACTGACTAGGATACAAACAATAGAATAATACTTCCCAAGCCGCACTAAGGGTCTTACCGCCACGTCTTCCAGCAATAAGGTGCCTAAACCGGGTCAGTAACTTCTTACCCTTATCAGTATGAAAAATCATCTGCCAATAATGAGGAGCATACCCCTTAGACAAGAACCAACCAATC